CGGCGTCGGCCTGGACTACTCGGCCTTCGTGGTATTCGACGTCACCCAGTTACCCTACGAGGTTGTGGCCACATTCCGCGACAACAAGGTGCCAGTTCTGGCCTACCCGAAGTACATCATCGAGGCGGCCATGAACTACAACCGAGCCGGTATCCTGGTGGAGGTCAACGACGCCGGACAGCAGATCGTGGACGTCCTCCACCACGACCTCGAGTACGACGGCATCCTGACCACCGCCCAGGCCAAGAAGAGGACCATCCTGTCGGGCGGGTTCTCCGGAGCCGCCAAGACCAGGCAGGGCGTCAGGACCGACAAGGTGGTGAAGGCCATCGGGTGCGCAAACTTCAAGACCATGATCGAGCAGGACAAGCTGATCGTCAACGACTACCTGCTCATACAGGAGATGTCCAGGTTCTCCCTGGAGGGCAGGTCCTACGAGGCCGAGGAGGGCAACGACGACCTGGTCATGTGCTGTGTCCTCTTCTCCTGGCTGACCGCCCAGACCTACTTCAAGGAGATGACCAACGTCGACTTCAGGAGGGGCGTATACGACGACACCGCCAGGATGATCGAGGAGGAGCTGACTCCGTTCGGGTTCATAGACACCGGCATGGACAGCGAACCGGACCTCCCGAATGAGCAGACGGTGACTCTGGACGGCTATTTCCCTGGGTACAATAGCTAAAATGGCCAAAAGATAAATAGTCCAGATCCGATCTGACTAACCGTTCCCAGAGGGAGACAAATAATGACCACTCAACTCAGTCCAGGTGTAAATGTAACTGAGATCGACCTAACGACCATCGTCCCCGCCGTCGCAACCACTGAGGGTGCTATCGGCGGTGTCTTCCGTTGGGGTCCGATCGCAGAGCGCGTCCTAGTCGACAACGAGCAGAAGCTCGTCACTCGCTTCGGCAAGCCTACGTCTAATAACGCAGAGACCTTCTTCACCGCTGCCAGCTTCCTGGCGTACGGCAACCGTCTCTACGTCAGCCGCGCGGCCAATACTACCGGCAGCACTTACGCTAACGGCGACCCGAATATCTCGAACGCCACGATGTCGGCAATCGCCAACAACGACACACTCTCCATCATCCCCTTCATTTGCAACGTCCTCAATGAAAAGGACTACAGCGCCAAGGCAGCCAACGGCGACTTTGAGGCCGCTACAGAGCTCAAGTGGATCGCTAAGTATCCTGGAGAGATGGGTAACTCGCTCAAGATCTCGGTGTGCGACAGCGCCGATGCTTGGAACAAGAGCATCTCGGTAGCACCTGCGACTGTAGTAGTAAACTCAACGGTTTCTATTGCCGGCGGCATCAACTCAACTGCTTCTTTCCTGACCGGAAATATCGGCAGTACCTCAGTGCAGATTACCGTGACTCCGGCATCATTCTCTAACGCTGATCATATTCTCGCTTGCAACTTGCACTCGAGCAGTCTTCATACAGACCTGACAGTGGGCGATCTGATCGAAGTCGGAAACACCTCAGTCGGTAAGCAGCTCCTCCGCATCATAAATGTTGGCAGCAGGACCCCGGCATTTTATGGTACGTTCAGTCTCAACTTCGATGCAGGTTCTACGGCACTGGAAGTTACTAGTGGAACTATCGGCAACATCCCCATTGGTGCGTCGGTAGCCGGTACGAATATTCCTACCGGTACGACAGTTCTCTCGAAGAACGCCTCTCACATCGTCGTCTCGAACGCCGCGACCGGCTCAGATTCCGGATCTTACATCATCACTTCTGCGGCGAGGTTCACTATGACCGTGAACAACAAGATCCGCATCAAGACAGCGGTCTCTGAGTCCAACATCAACCGCTACTGGGAGTACTTCGGATCGTTCGATAGGGCTCCGGGTCAGACGGACTACCTCGCGAACTTGTACGCGCAGGACCCGTCGTCCGCCAACGGCTCTGCGATGGACGAACTCCACGCAGTGGTCGTCGATAACAAGGGTCTCTTCACTGGTGTTCCGGGCACGATCCTCGAGCGCTTCGGCGGCCTCTCTCGTGTAAAGGACGCCAAGGACGAGCAGGGCGCCTCTATCTACTACAAGGACGCCATCAACAACGGTTCGCAGTACGTCTGGTGGGCCAACGACGAGGACAATGCACCGTCTGCCAACGCCACTGCCATTGTCTCTTCCACTAACACCGAGGCTGCGACCTACTACTTCAACAGTGGTCAGGACGGCCTTGATGAGGACGACGTAGAAGAGTCGGTGCTCTTCGAAGCCTACGACGAGTTCATGAACGCAAACGACATCGACATCAGTCTCGTTCTACAGGGCAAGGCTCGCGGCGGAGATCGCGGTCAGCAGCTCGGCAACTATATCATCGACAACGTCTGCGAGCACCGCAAGGACTGCGTTGCGTTCCTCTCGCCGAACTTCGACGCTGTCATCAACAACCTCTACCAGGAAGTCGACGACGTCATCGCCTTCAGGAACGCGATCACCAGCAGCTCGTACGCAGTGATCGACTCCGGTTATAAGTACATGTACGACCGCTACAACGACGTGTACCGCTGGGTGCCGCTGAACGGCGACGTCGCCGGCCTCTGCGCCCGCACCGACGACACCAACGACCCGTGGTTCTCTCCGGCCGGTTTCAACCGTGGCCTGATCAAGAACGTCGTGAAGCTGGCGTACAACCCGTCTCAGGCGGAGCGCGACAGCCTCTACAAGAGCGACGTCAACCCGGTCATCAACGTGACGGGTGCCGGCACCCTCCTCTACGGAGACAAGACCGCGCTGGGTAAGCCGTCGGCCTTCGACCGCATCAACGTCCGTCGCCTGTTCATCGTCCTCGAGAAGGCGATTGCGTTGGCGGCCAAGTACACCCTCTTCGAGTTCAACGACGCGTTCACCAGGACGCAGTTCAGGAACCTCGTCGAGCCGTACCTCAGGGACGTCCAGGGTCGCCGCGGTATCTTCGACTTCAAGGTCGTATGCGACGAAACCAACAACACTCCGGAGATCATCGATCGTAACGAGTTCGTGGGTGACATCTACATCAAGCCGGCCAGGGCGATCAACTTCATCCAGCTGAACTTCATCGCCGTAAGAACCGGCGTGGCGTTCAACGAGATCATCGGTCTCAGGCAATAAATAAGATAGGCTCATAGGAGAAAGACTAAAATGGCTTTCAACATCAACGACTTCAGAGCCCGTCTAAAGTTCGACGGCGCTAGGAACAACCTCTTCGAGGTCCAGATCTCTAGCCCCGTCGACGGATCCTTCGGCGCAAAGAGCAGCTTCTTCGTGAGGTCTGCTCAGCTCCCGGCTTCCCAGATCGGGTTCATCAACGTACCTTACTTCGGCCGCTTCATCAAGGTCCCTGGCGACCGCGTGTTCCCGGACTGGACGGTCACCGTCATCAACGACGAGGACTTCGCCCTCCGCAACTCGCTCGAAAAGTGGTCCAACGCGATCAGCAACCTCAGGGCCAACCTGAGGAGCATCCAGACCTATACGGCCGACGCCGTGGTCACCCAGTTCTCAAAGACCGGTGCCCCGATTCGCGCGTATAAGTTCCACAACATCTTCCCGACGGCAATCGGTGAGATCCCACTCGACTGGGCCTCTACCGATGCCATCGAAGAGTTCTCGGTCACCTTCCAGTACGACTACTGGGCCGTCGACACGACTCGCGCTCCGGGCGTGGCGTTCGACGAGACCGTCTCTTCGTCTCTACAGCGCTAACTACGTGATCAGGGGAGGGCTCCGGCTCTCCCCTCAATATACTGATGAATAGGAGATAGCTTTGGCAGAATTTTTCGGGTTCGAGATAAGGCGTAGGCAGACTCAGGCCAATACGACGCCGTCCATCATCGCCAAGGAGAGCGACGACGGTGCGGTAGTAGTACAGGGCGGCGGCGCCTTCGGCACCTACGTAGACCTAGACGGTGCGGTCCGTACCGAGGCCGAGCTAGTCACTCGTTACAGGACCATGGCCGAGTACCCGGACGTAGACGCCGCCATCGAGGACATCGTCAACGAGTCTATCGTGTACGATCAGGACAGGCCAATCGTCTCCATCAACATGGACGAGCTCGAGCAGCCCGACAGGGTCAAGAAGATCATCAAGGCCGAGTTCGACTACATCATAGACCTACTCGAGTTCAACAAGCTCGCTTACGACCTGTTCCGTCGCTGGTACGTCGACGGCCGCCTCTTCTTCCACGTGATCATCGACGTCGAGAATCCTACACAGGGTATCAAGGAGCTGCGCTACATCGACTCGCGAAAGATCCGCAAGGTCCGCGAGGTCCGCAAGACCAAGGATACGATGACCACCGCTCAGATCGTCAAGTCCGAGCAGGAGTACTTCCTGTTCAACGAGCGCGGCTTCATGAACACCGGCAACTACGGCGCATCCGGTACCCAGGGATTCAAGATCGCCAAGGACTCAATCGTCCTCGTTCCGTCGGGTATGATGGACAAGCACAACACCATGATGCTGTCCTATCTCCACAAGTCCATCAAGGTCCTCAACCAGCTCAAGGCACTCGAGGACGCCACGGTCATATACCGCATCAGCCGCGCCCCAGAGCGCCGCGTGTTCTACATCGACGTGGGCAACCTACCGAAGATGAAGGCCGAGCAGTACCTCAAGGACGTCATGACCCGCTTCAAGAACAAGCTGGTATACGACGCCTCCACGGGTGAGATCCGCGACGACCGCAAGTTCATGACGATGCTCGAGGACTTCTGGCTCCCGCGCCGCGAGGGTGGCAAGGGTACGGAGATCACTACGCTCCCGGCCGGTCAGAACCTCGGCGAGATCGAGGACGTCCGCTACTTCCAGAAGAAGCTGTTCAAGTCGCTCAACGTGCCGTTCGCCAGGATGGAGAACGAGGGCGGGTCTTTCCTCATGGGCAGGTCAGCCGAGATCACCCGCGACGAGATCAAGTTCCAGAAGTTCATCGATCGCCTGAGACTGAAGTTCTCGGCGCTGTTCCTGAAGACCCTGGAAAAGCAGCTCCTGCTCAAGGGAATCGTAACGCCCGACGACTGGATCCTGATCGCTCAGAAACTCAAGTTCGACTACGCCCGCGACAACTACTACGCGGAGCTCAAGGAAGCCGAGATCATCAACAACCGCGTCGCCACCCTACAGGGTGTCCAGCCGTACATCGGCAAGTTCTACTCCAACAAGTGGGTACAGCAGAACGTCCTCCGCATGACCGACGAGGAGATGGAGGAGGAGCGCGCGCAGATCGTCGCAGAGCAGAGCGATCCGATCTTCAACCCGCCGATGCCCGAGGGTCTCGACATGGGTCAGCCCGAAGAGCAGCCAGAGGACGAACAGCAGAATCAGGCGGCAGCACAGCAGCAGACTCAGCAGCCGGCGACCCAAGATAAACCGTTTACGCAGCCCAAGACCGGCTGATCGTCTATAGTATAAATAGGAGAACAACGATGGATAATGAAGAGATTGAGAACCCGATGGACGAGCTCCTTGCCAATTCACTAGAGGGAAACTCCCTCGCTGTACAGGACGCGGTCAACGCGCTCATGTCGCAGAAGGCCCTCGACGCGCTAGCAGCCATGAAAGTGGACGTGGCGCAGTCCATCTACGGCACGTACGGATCTGAGCAGCAGGACGCCGACATCGATCCCATGGAGCCAGAGGCCGACGACGAGACCGAGTGGGAAGTCCCCGACGATACCGAGATCGAGTTGGACGACCAGGAACTAGAGAACCTCTTCGACGAACTCGAAGACCTTACTGACCCAGAAGAAGAGAACAACGAAGAGGAAAGCCCAGATGAGTAAGTCATTCATGGACGCCGTCAGGCAGGCGATGAACGAGGGTGCCAGGGAAAAGACCGCCGACGGTATGACCAAGGACGCAGCTCACTTCCGTCACGACCTCCACAAGGTCCAGGACTCCGGTTTCAAGCACATGGTGCAGAAGGACTCCGAGACGTCCGACTACGCCAAGATGTTCAGCGGCGACGTCGACAGGGCGCCGGATCGTCTGGGCGACCAGAGAGCCCCA